TGCGAGATTTCATATCTGTCCGAATCTTTGATTTCCGACTCTCTTTTCTGTTCGGTGTTTTGATTCATCACTACCGAATTTCAATCAATGGCTGTCCAATTTTCGGGGTACCTATCAAGGGGTATCTAAATCCTCAAAACTTTTCAAGGCGGACAGCGGCGTGGGGCAACACGCAGAAAATCGCGGTTTCAAAGAGGGTATATGATTATTTCATTAAAAGTGCTATTTGCAAAGCATAAATAAAAAAACAACCGGAGAGGTCTAACCCGCTCCAGTTGCATGTTCACAGAAATTATAAAAGGTACTTAGCAGCGCCAATGCTAGGAAATAAAAGAGTTAAAACCTAATCAAAAATAAACCTAAAAACACTAGTTAAACTTACTAAATACTAATTATTACTAACTATTACTAAATAAACCTAAAAAACATTATAAATTCAAATAAGACTAAAAAATAAAACTTCGCTTAGCACAGCACTGGCGCTGTAAGCACCTTTATAAATATAACACACAGATGCCTGACTGTCAACAGAAAAATTAATTGTAGAAAAATTAATTGTAGATTGATTTGAGGTGATACTGTGGCAAAGGATGGCACCAACAGAGGCGGCGCTCGTGTCGGCGCGGGCGCAAAAAAGAAGCCTATCGCGGATAAACTCTTAGACGGCAATCCCGGTCATAGGAAATTAACTGTGATGGAATTTACTGATACGGCTGACCTCACGGGCGAGCCGATGCCGGAGCCAAGGGAGTATCTGAAAGCAAGGCAAAAAGACGGCTCAACAACGCTGGCGGCAGACATTTTTCATAATACATGGATGTGGCTCAATGAACGCGGTTGCGCTCAATTCGTCACCACGCAGCTCATCGAGCAATACGCGCAGAGCGTGGCGCGATGGATTCAATGCGAACAGGCAATCAACGAGTTCGGTTTTTTGGCAAAGCATCCTACCACAGGTAACGCAATACCGTCGCCGTATGTCTCGATGTCGCAGAATTTTATGAAGCAGGTCAACAACATCTGGTTTCAGATTTATCAGGTAGTGCTGGAAAACTGCGCGACGGATTATCGCGGCGCGACACCGCACGACGACGTAATGGAAAAGCTGCTGAGCGCCCGCCGGGGCGCACAATAAATTTTATGGAGGAATGTGAAATGACAACCTACAAAACAGCGGAAAGCGTATGCAAAGGTCACCCGGACAAGCTCTGCGACCTGATTGCGGATAATATTCTGGACGCTTGCCTCAGAAAAGACAGAGCCTCCCGCGTAGCTTGCGAGGTCATGGCGACAAAGGGAAAAATCATCGTAGCGGGCGAAATCACCTGTAGCGAAAAAGTGGACATCCGCTTCATCGTTAAAAATGTTCTGCGCGAGGTTGGCTACAATCCGTGGAAGTTCACGGTATTTATTTTCACCCATCAGCAGAGCAAGGATATCGCGGCTGGCGTGGATACAGCGCTCGAAGCGCGAAACGGTGTCTGCGATCCTTATGGTTCTGTCGGTGCGGGAGACCAAGGCACGGTTTATGGCTATGCAACCAAGGAAACGCGGGAATATCTGCCGCTGCCGCTTGTGCTTGCGCACCGTATCGCAAAACGCATCGACGAGTGCCGCGAGGGCAAGCTCATCAAAGGCATTTTGCCGGACGGCAAATGTCAGGTAACTGTGGAATACGAAGACGGAAAGCCCCGGCGCGTAAAGACTGTGGTGGTGTCCGTTCAGCATGACGCGAATAAAACGCAGGAACAGCTTCGCACGGATATCATGAACAACGTCCTGTGGCAGTGCTTTGAGGACTTTCCAATGGATGATGATACCGAAATCCTCATCAATCCCAGCGGGCGCTTCGTAGAAGGCGGACCCGCCGCAGACACTGGACTGACGGGACGCAAAATCATGGTGGATACCTACGGTGGGCTTGCCTCACATGGCGGAGGCGCTCTCTGCGGCAAAGACCCAACAAAGGTTGACCGCAGCGGTGCGTACATGGCGCGGTACATCGCAAGAAACATCGTTTGGAGCGATTTGGCTGAGAGATGCGAGGTCGCTCTTTCTTATGCCATCGGGAAAGCCAATCCCGTGGCAGTGTCGGTCACGTCCTTTGGCACCAGCAAGCTCTCGGACGAGCAGCTCGGCGCAATCGTGCAGGAGGTATTCAACCTGCGCCCCGCCGCCATTATTGAAAAGCTGCGTCTGCGCCGTGCGATTTATGCGGATACGGCGACCTACGGGCATTTCAATTCCTGTCTTTTCCCGTGGGAGGACTCGGATATGTATAAGGCACTGCGAAAGGCGGCTGAAAAATATGCTGATTGATAAGATACCTGCGGCAAAACTCAACCCCGCCGCCTACAATCCCCGTAAAAATCTGAAGCCCGGAGACAAGGAATACGAGAAGCTTAAACGCTCCATCTCCGAGTTCGGTTACGTTGAGCCGGTCATTTGGAATAAGGCGACCGGCAATGTGGTCGGCGGTCATCAGCGCTTGAAGGTGCTGCTTGACCTCGGCCAGACGGAAATCGACTGCGTGGTCGTGGAGTTGGACGAACAGCGGGAAAAAGCGCTCAATCTCGCCCTTAATAAAATTCAGGGAGACTGGGACGAGACGAAACTCTCCGCGCTCATGGCGGAGTTCGACGCAACGACCTTTGATGTGTCCCTTACCGGCTTTGACGCCGACGAGGTTGACGCGCTTCTCAATAAATTTTACTCGAAGGACGCCGTGCAGGATGACTTCGATGTAGATAAAGAAAAGGCGGCTATTGAGGCATCCGGCGAAACACGTACAAAGCGCGGCGATATTTGGCTGCTGGGCAATCATCGTCTGCAGTGCGGCGATTCGACCTCTGAGGAGGACTTCGCCCGTCTCATGGACGGCGCTCACGCCCAGTGCGCCGTAACATCCCCGCCATATGGCGTAGGCAAGGAATATGAAAAAGCCAGGATTGAGCCATGGTTTGATACTATGCGCCCCGCCATCAAAAACATCTGCCGTCACGCGGACATCGTGTGTTGGAACATCGGCGACCTATTCGCCACCGGCTCACAGTTCATTGAGCCGACGGAGATGTATTCGGTACAGCTTTTTGCGGACAACGGCTTTCGTCCTATCTGGATTCGGATATGGAAAAAGCAAGGTATGAATTTTGGTGTCAATCCATATCACCTTGTCACCAACAAGCCTGTGCAGCAGTACGAATACATCACGGCGCTGGCGGTAAACGAAACCGAGGAGTATAACGACCAAGAATTTGCGTGGGTATCCGCGTTTGCAGGCCATTCGTATAAATTCGTGAAGCGGCTCACCAAGGACGAGCGTAAAAAGTGGGGCTACGCCGGTATCTGGGAAATCAACACCGTTCGCGCCAATAAAGATCACCCCGCCATGTTCCCGGTGGAGCTGCCGTGGCGATGCATCAAGATGCACTCAGACCGTGGCAGCGCAGTCTTGGAACCGTTCGCCGGATGCGGCACAACGCTCATCGCCTGTGAGCAAACGGAACGCCGCTGTTATGCGATGGAGCTCTCGCCGGTCTACTGTGACCTTATTGTCAAGCGCTGGGAAACCTTCACGGGTGAGACCGCAGTGAAACTGGAGGAATGATTATGGACATACGAAAAATACCTGCGGCGAAGCTAAATCCCGCTACATACAATCCGCGTAAAGACCTGAGGCCCGGCGACGCCGAATATGAAAAGCTGCGCCGTTCCATTGAGGAGTTCGGATATGTCGAGCCAATCATCTGGAACAGCCGGACGGGCAACATCGTCGGCGGCCACCAGCGGTATAAGGTTCTCTTGGCACTTGGTTACGACGAGGTGGATTGCGTGGTGCTGGACATAGACGAGTACAAGGAAAAAGCCCTGAACGTGGCGCTCAACAAAATATCCGGCGAGTTTGACATCCCGCTTTTGACCGATCTGCTAAAAGACATCGGCGCAAGCGGCTTTGACGTATCGCTCACTGGCTTCGACTCTGCCGAAATGAACGCTCTGTTTAAGGACAGTGTGGTCGCGGGCATCAAGGAGGACGATTTCGACGAGCCGCTGCCGGAAACGCCCATATCCAAGCAAGGCGACATATGGCTGCTCGGTCGGCATCGACTCATCTGCGGCGACGCCACCAAGCCCGAAACCTATGCGCGACTGCTGGACGGCAAGCAAGCCAATCTTGTTGTGACCGACCCGCCGTATAACGTGGATTACAAGGGTGCGGCTGGTAAGCTCAAAAACGACAACATGGAGAGCGCCAAGTTTCACGATTTTTTACTCGACGCGTACCGCTGTATGTATGACGCAATGGTGGACGGCGGCAGCATCTATGTTTTTCATGCCGACCGCGAGACGGTCAATTTCAGGACGGCGTTTGCCGAGGCTGGCTTCTTCTGTCATCAGACCTGCATCTGGATAAAGAATGCGCCGGTATTGGGCAGATGCGATTATCAATACACGCACGAGCCTATCCTCGTCGGCTGGAAGCCGACCGCCGGACACAATTGGTACGCCGACCGCAAGCAGCGCACGACATGGAACTTCGACCGCCCGACCAAGAGCAAGTATCACCCGACGATGAAGCCGGTGGCGCTCTGCGCGTATCCGATTGTGAACAGCTCACTGACGAACAGTATTGTGCTTGATCCTTTCGGCGGCAGCGGCAGTACGCTCATGGCCTGCGAGCAGACAGGACGCATTTGTTATACGATGGAGTTGGACGAGCGCTATGCCGACGTTATCGTGAAACGTTACATTGAGCAAAAGGGCTCGGACGCTGATGTTTACCTCCTGCGAGATACGCAAAAAACAGCATATAAAGCTATTGGAAACCTGTAGAATAACGACTTGCTATTCCACAGTTTCTATGGCTCTATATGTACTGCCGAACGGCAGAAAGGCGGTAAACGTAATGGAAAACAGCTCATTTGAACTAAGGTACAACGTGACCGGAAGCGAGCGTAAACGACTGGTCGCGGCAATGGGAAAAATTCTGGAGGTCAAGCCTAAGTATCTCGGCGCTCCGAGCTTCGCCTACAAGGTTGATTATTTCACGGTTGACAAAAACGGCACGGTCACGTTCGATGCCCGCGCTGACAGTGAGGAAATCGAGCGGCTTATCGACACGCTTTCCGACAGGGGATTTGAAGCGGAAACACCAGAGTGCGCTGATTCGCTGGTTATTTCCTACCCGCGCGAGAATATTTCCGAAGCGGCGCTTGAAAACCTG